GTGCAAGTTTACCAGCCAACCTTCCAAGATCATTAGTGGATGGAATGCCACTACTAGTCTGCCTATCTCTAGCAGTTAAGTTATTAATCTGATCCATAAAGTTAGCTCTGCCACGATTAGTATCTCTCGATAGATAATCTTTAGCTGAACCTATAGACCCAAATGTTGGTGCAGCAGTAGCAGTTTGATTAAAGTTATCTGCCCTTGCTACATCACCTACTGCCATTTTCCTTCTAGCTTCAGCAGCAGCTTCACCCGCAGGACCGAAACTTACATCAAATCCACCTTCGGGAGTTCTAGTTGTACTAGAAAATGGAGTGTCACCTGTTAGAGCTTGTAGGGATTTCTCCTGATTAGCAGCGGCAGCAGCAATGTTAGCTTCATTAGCAGCAGTCTGGGCTTTAGAAGCATCTCTTCCAGCTAACCAATTAAGTCCAGCACCTACTACTGGGGCGATCCACTGAGCAACCATAATTAAAACACTCCACTTCCACGGGAACCAAGTCCTCGTTTATCTCTACTAGTTCCAACTCCACTCTCTCTTTCTGCTAATGCATCAAGAAAACTCGGCGCACCACTTACCATGCCTTGTTGTCTTCCACCTTCTTGTAGTGCTGATACTGCACTAAATAGTGGGTCTGTTCCTACTGCTTCCGATACTCGTCCAGGCAACTCGCCAACAGTTGTAGTTAAGTAGTCTCTAGCTTGGTCAGTGAATGGAGTAACATCGAACAATTCATCTCCGAGTTTGTATCCTTGTGCAGCTTCTAGTGCTGACCCTCTAATAGCATCAATTCCACTTCCAGCTTCACTTCTAACACCACCAAGTATATCATCCAGCCTACTTTGTACGTCTGACCCTTGTGATAATAGACTTTCACTAGCTAAACGTCCACCTCTAGGACTTAACTGCCACCGTGATCCAGCCCTAGCAATAACATCTTGTGCGCCACTTAACTTCTGGCCGTATATATTTTCCGCAACTTTACTAAATGCGTCAGGATTAAATATGTCAGTCTCAAATCCTTGAGGAAATGCTTGGTTTATTGCTTGCACTCCTTGGCCGCGGAGTTCTACGTCCTTGTTAAATAAGGCTTCATCAGCGAAGGCTCTACCAATCTTTTCGTTGAGCATCGAATCGAAATCTTGTCCAGCTTCGAACTTATCAAAGATGCCTTTCGAACGATCTCTAGCTGCTTGTGCAAATCCTCGGTCAGTAAATCCTCTTTCGCCTACTACTGCATCAATACCTCTAATAGCATTTTCATAAGCTGTTAGAGCAGCCAATGGATCTACTTCTGGAATGTTACCGTAATTAGGATCTTGTAAGAATCTGTAGATAGCGTCTATATTTCCTGCCTCTGGATTCTCACTTGGCGGTCCCGGATCAGGTGGGCCAAAAGTAAGTCCTGAAAACAGTCCCGGCATTTGTGCTGGTATATCTGATCCTAAATCTGAAAACTTGTTCGGCCCCAAACTAGGGTCCAAAGGATCTATATTAGCTGGTGTAGTGCCAAAAAGGTCATTAATTTTATCTATAGCATTACGTTCAATTCTATTCGTTTCTTGGGGAAAACCAATTCTGCCTCCCCATTGCGCTCCCATACCGATACCTGGGAAAGCAGAAAGCAGACTATAAATTCCTTCTCCGACTGATGTGGCGGGTTGTGGTGGCCCTCCGGGACCGTAAGTATCCCACTCATTACGTAAATATTCTGGTGGATGGTGAATGGGTGAGTCTGGTGGCGAAGTTAGCCCAAAATCAGGGTGGCCTGTAACACCTCCAGCTATAGGATCACCAGTTCCAAGTTGATTAACTGGTCTGCCATATCCCCCCGCAGAGTCTTTGGACATTGTTTTGAGTGCAGCTATTAATGCATCTCTTCCTGTAAGATCAGATTTTTCGAATTTGCGTCCATCTATGGACCTTTTTCCATCTATGAAATCTAAGATGTCATCGGTTTTCTTTTCTGCATCTTCACGAGTATATGAAGGATCAAATGCCGAAAAACGGCCACCAACGTCATATCCAATACTACTTAACTGATCTACTAAATCTTGTACTTGTGCAGCTTGGGCAGCTTGTTCGGCAGCAATACTAGCAGCTTGTTGAGCTTCTTGTGCCGCAGTCATACCTGAGAATCCGGGAGGACTTCCTCCTCCGAGATCAGGCCCACGACCTGCATCAAACCCTTGAACCCCAGCAGGGTTACTAAACTCTTCAAAACTTTCCCAAGACATATCTAACCTACCTATACAGCCAAGAACAATTCACGTTCTTTAGCTCTGCGTTTTACTAAGCCTTTAAGTATTCTACCACCCGCCCTTCTCCACTTAGGAAACTCATCAGCGGCACCTTCGTACGAACCTCTATTTAATTTCATTCTTAATGTACTTCTTTGAAAGTTCCCACTTCCTATATTGTATATTATAGAAGCAAGACTTGAGTACATATTCTCAGTTAACTCAGCAGTAACTAGTTTCCTAATTGCATGATCAACATGCTTTAACTCTCTTAGTAACAGTAACTCTCCATGACCTTTATCTATCTTCTTATGGTTCATGTTAACTTTGTCACCATTAATATCCCAAGTAGAACCAAAGCCTATAGTAGCAATACCCGCAGGACATTTATAAGGGCGGCTTGACCACCCTTCGTAGTACTTAATAATGTCTAATCCTGCTTCGTTTATCTTCATTTTCTGTTAAAACTTCTCTGACCAAACCAGAAAGAAACAACAGCAGCCCAGACAGCTTGGAACTCATCATTCCAAATCATCTTGTACTGTTCCATTGTTATCCAATCAGCATTAACACAAACAGAAAGTGCAGCGAACTCAATGAATAAACAGTATGTTATTATTGGTCTAACTGAAGAACTAAGATTAATAACCCACTGACTAGACTTAGCAGTTATTGTTGCGTGTTCTTTATGTAATGTCTCAGTCTCTCGGATATCTGCGTCGATATCCATCATCTGCATCTTCTGCTTTCCAATCTGCAACTGTTGATCTAGTTGCTTATCCATCATGGAAAGTTCGTGAGCTTGATCTCTTTTCTCTTCAAAGAAGTTAAGTACCTTTGGAAGAAAGGAAGTACCAAAACCAAGGACTGATCCGACAAGAGATAACATTATAAAACTCCCCAGAGTATCGGGACTGCTGCACTAAGAACTAATAAGGTTAATCCGACCATTACTTATTCCTTTACAGATGGGTGTTTGCCATTGTGTATGGCATTAAGGTGTGAAATCTGTGACTTCATAACTTTAACTTCTGCCTGTAGTGTAGCCATCTCACGGTTACGATGTTCCAAAGCAGCTACACTGTTGATATCTTTTAGTACATCAATTTGACTAGTGAATACAGCCCTCTGTGATTCTGCATCGTCTAGTCTAGCATCAAACGTAGACTTAAACTTATCAAAGTTTTTGTGGAATACTTCTAGATCCTGCATCACTCTTTGTAAGTTTGATTTCACTACTGCATATCCGCCAGCAATAGTAGCAATTAACATCAGTCCTTGTATTGCATGAGAAGCAGTTAGTTCCATATTACCTCACCGCTGGCCCATAAGTCGCTGCCCAATACAGAAAAGTACCAAGTCCACCAGCAATAACTGCAACAGCTAATCCTTTGGCGACTTCAATTAGTATTGCCTTCCGGCGTTCTGCACGTTCTTCATCTAAAAGTTTCTGCTCTTTCGCTCGTTCTTTCTTTGCTTCAACCCGCTTATCACGTTCTTCAAGGATAAGATTCCAGGTACTTTTCTCTCCGGGCTTAGTAGGCCACTTACGATTTATCTCATCCCTTAAATCATCAAGTTGTTGTTCTAATTGCTTCTGTTCAATTACTGCCGCAGCAGCAGATGACATTGATGTTTCTGAGCCATCATCAGCGGCACGTTTCTGTAGAATACTCTTATTTTTCTTGCCGATTGAGCTACCAGCTTTATGATCTGTATTCTGTTCATGCTGCTCTTTTGCCTGGAATAATCCGTCTAATCCGTGAGCAATTTCTTGGACACCTCTAGCGGATTTTACTAGAGTTTTAGTAGCAGCAATTGCAGCGGCTATTGT